TGACACGCCATTGTTCGGAAGCGAAGTATTCCTGAAGAATGCGGGCAGGCGTCCAGCCATTCGCCAGCTTCCATTCATTCACCAAGATTTCTGCTAGGATTTGTTTGCTCATGTCTTAGTTTATTGCGAAGGGCTGACCACCGCCGTATGAATGACCACTCCATTCACTGAATCCGAAATGATTAACAAGCAGGTATGGTAATTCAATATTCCAATCCGTTACTTGTCCATCCTTGACGGTGATTGTTCCTTCAACATCAAAATCACCATGCTGTCCCATTGTCAATTCAGCTAAAATCTTAGCGTCTTCACCGCGATTCGCACCCGGCATATCCTTGAGCTTCAGTTGTTCAACTCTGGCACCGATAAGTTTGCCCAGTATGTTGTTGAGAAACGCTTTCACATCATTCCCCGACAATGACATCGCTGTTTTACAACTTCCCATTTTAACGCCACGGTTTCCGATTTGCAGAGACGGCAAAGCCAGTTGCCAATCAGTGAACTTACCCCTGTCCGGATTGAACGCGACCCAACCCTTGACTTTCACATTCCGTCCAGCATATTCAATATCAGCCAGTAAATGAGAACCAAGTCCGCTATCATAAACCCATGTGAACTTCACATCCCTGACATTCGTGCCAGCCGCCCTGTTGAGTTCCTGATTCAGGTAATGTTTCGCATCCTGTTCGGCAAGGGCATATGCCATACGCCGCCGCGCCATCATCTTTCGTCTGCCAGACACCGTGTTCTGTACAACGCCTTCTGACATACAAAGAGACTTGGCAATTTTGGCAAACCGTTTGTTCAGGCACACATTCACCACGCCATCATCAGCCCCAAACCTGCCTTTGGGAATGTTCCCATACACCAGTTTCTTTTTCATAGGCTTTCCTTTGATTGCAACACGCTTCATCATATCACCTGAATCCTTGTCCACAATCTCAACGATATTGCCCGGACAAAGTATCGGAGTTCTTTGATTTCTTTCAAACTTGTTCAGCATCATTCGCTTGTCAGTTGTCTTGAAAAATTCTTCCAGCTTCCTTTCATATTTCGGGGGAAGGATGCCAGTGCCATAATCTTCAATGTGCATATCTACCGGAATCCGGCGAGTACCGCATTCAACATGTTCCAACCAAGGAATCGCTGTAACCCTTCTGCTCATTCGTCAAAATCCTTCGGCAGTTTCTTGCCGCCTACCTTCAAATCAGCAATTCTATCTGAACCGTCACCATCAAAGCCGCCATTCTTTCCGTCATACTCAATACCGAATGAGTGCCCTATATTCCCGCAGTGCTCGCAGTGGTGTAACAGCTTGGCGAGTGAGTACATACCATCACCCTTCACCTTGAATGAAATCTCCGTGTAGCCGTCTTCATCCTGTTCAAACTTAATTTGTGCCGCAAGTTCTTTGGCTACAACGCTCTTGGTTCCCCGTCTGAAAATCATAAGACACCTCCATAAAGGGCAGGAATATCAAAGAATTATCACAAAAGAAAAGCCCCGGAGTTTTGTTTCTCCGGGGCTCTAAGCCCTCTTGCCCTTCCCCTTGTTTCCGTTCCCTATCCCACAACCATCCTAATCAACTTCCCTTTTACCTTGTCCACCCTGACTATGTACACATCCCCAAAATTGTAGATGTTAGTAGCCTTCCTGAAGTACGCCTTTGCCTCTTTCAGCGTATTGAAATGCCGTTTCTTGCAAGCTCCATTGACATAGTATTTTTTCATGCTATCTCCTTCCAGCCTACCATATCACACAAGAATTTCTTTCCATCCGGGCGAAGTTCTTCAACCACATCACCGACGCTCGTTGACCGCGCCTGTTTGACCATCAGGAGCGCGACTTCAGGATTCTTCGTCCAGTCCGAATCAATGTGATTCGTCACACGGAAAACTTCATCAGGCCCCTTGCTGTTGACAATCGCCACGCGCTTGTAAGCTTCAGGGAACACAGGCTGTTCACCAAAACCAAATGTGGGCTCTTTCGCGTGCCATACGATGTATTGTTTCATATCCTGTCCTCCTGCACCTGTATTGCAGGGGTTCACCCAAAGTCCGGAAAAAGAAAGACCCCAGAAGGTTTCCCCTCCGGGGTCTTTTTGCTTTCAAACCCAACTGCCGCTAATTACACGCGGGTAATGTGGAGCACTTGCAGCGCAAACGGGTTATACGCGCCGATTCCAAGTTGCTCGAAGATACTGAAACCAATCAGACGATTCTTCGGGTCGTCTGCACTGAGTACCGTCAGTTCGGTCCTGACAGGAATCCTGCCAAAGAACTCGGCTTCGCCGCAGACATACACTGTTCCTTCCGGAACGATACGGCTGACGATGAGCTTGGCACCCCAAAGGGTAGCCATCAAACCGGTCTTCAACAAAACTGCCTGCGTCTCGATGTCCAGCGTATCACGGTCCCACTTGCGAAGGTCAGCGTAATCCTTTGCGTTCAGGAATACACTGGCTACGCGAACGTCCGTCCTCTCAACATTCGCAAAGGCGTCTGCGAGAGCGTTGGCTGTCAAGTTGCCGGTCACGGGGATTGCCGGGTTCGGGTTTGTCGGGTCAGCAGACAACGCATCCATGACTGCGAAAACCTTGCGGTCTTCCTCAGCCTGAATTTCTGCCTTCGCCAAATCAACCGAACGCTCAATCAGGTCGAACCGACGCTGCTTGATTTCCGTCAACTGGATTTCGGGGTTGGATGCAATCTCGAAAAGCGGGAACAGAACGCGCTTCGGCTTTGCGACTGCAACGATGTTTTCACCTTCTTCGCCGACGACATAGGCCGTGATTGCGGGGTCTTTGTCGTAAATCGGCAACGCACCATCCGGCAGAGCTTCGACATAGAATGCCTTACGCCCTACGGAGGTGTAATCACGCCGCCTGCGGAGCGGCTGAATCATACTAGCTGCCAAACGCTGCCTGCCTGCGGCAGTGCGAATGTGCTGGCTGATGATTTCCTGCTTGGTCTGATTATCCATTGCTATTACCTCCACCCATCCCTTACGGGTTTTCCGGCCACGGGCTTCTTGACCGGGAGTATCCTTTTTTGGATGGGGACTGGGTTTTATCCCAGTCCCCCGATTCTACTCCGAAATCGTTTTGCCGAACCGCCGTTTAAGGCGCGTTCGATGCGTACTTTAGATACGCATATCAAGACCGAGTGTCGGGCTCGTAATGGACGGCTTCTTGGTGACAACACCAATGACCACCTGAGTTGCGACTTGTTCCGTGGACAGATAACCTTCAGCCGTGCAGTACAGGTAGTTGCCGACTGCGTACACTACCGCGCCACCGATGGAACGGGTCGTTGCATACACGTCAACTTCTACGCTTGCCATGCACTTCATCACGGCAATCTTGCCACTCGCCACTGCGGGCGAATTCTCGAATGCAGCACCAGCCGCATCGTTCACGAACAGACCAACCGGCATCAGAACTTCCGTGCAAGGAACTACTGTGTAGTCCAAGCCCGCGCTGACGCCTGCCACTGAACCACCCAGTACGCCGCGAGGCGTATTGACGCTCAGTGTGCTGTTTGCCGGACCAACTCCGTAGTTTGCCTTTGTGAAGCAATCATCGGAAAGAACCGGAATGCTGTTCAACATACCCCTGATTAGGATTGTGAGACTCATAACAACTTCCTCCTACTTATTCCGTTTTCCGGCTTACTTGAAAACTTCACTCACATCCGGAGCCGATTCCCAGATGGAGCCGATGTCAACAGCCGCGCCGCTCTCTGCGGCTACCTTGGGCTGCCCACCGAGCTTCTTAATTCCAGCCTTCTTGGCCTTGGCCTTCTTTTCAGCCTCGTCCTTCTCTTCCTCATCAGCAGCGGCGGTCAGACCGTCGTTGGCAAACAGGGAAGCAAGCTGTGCATCAGCCACAGGGTCAGCAGGCAACGCATCGTCCATCGAGCTTGTCAACTCAATGTCCATTTCGTTCGGGCTGGCCTTCTTGGCTTCCTTTTTCTCTTCCTTCTCTTCTTCCTCATCAGCCTTGGCTTCCACCTTGGCTTCCTTCTTTTCGTCTTCCTTCTTCTCGTCTTCGGCCTTCACCTCAACCTTGGCTTCCTTCTTCTCTTCCTCTTCCTTCTTGTCTTCAGCCTTCTTCGATGTGGTAAGCGAAGCAATCATGGCTTCAATCTTGGCGAGACGGGCTTCAACCTTGTCATCCTCGTCCTTGTCATCAGTCGCCTTGACTTCAACCTTGGCTTCCTTCTTCTCTTCGTCCTTCTTCTCTTCAGCCTTCACTTCGACCTTGGCTTCCTTCTTGTCCTCTTCCTTCTTGTCTTCCTCGGCTGACTTCTTTTCCTTGGATTCATCAATCTTCTTCTGGATGAATTCAGGAATTTCCTTCTTCTCAGCCTTCACTTCGGCGGGCTTTTCCTCTTCCTTTTTCTCTTCAGCCTTCACTTCAGTTTCCTTCAGGGAAATGGCCGGAGGAACCGCGCTACCCTTGTCAGCAAGAGCCTTTGAAGCCTTCTTGTCCTTGGCTTCATCCTCATCTTCATCAGCCTTCTTGGACTTGGCTTCCTTTTCCTCTTCCTCTTCACCTTCGTCCTCATCGGCATAGAGCTTCTGAGTCTTGGCGAAGCGGTCCAAAGTCCGGTCCATTGATTCCTGCGTCAGGGACATAAAATCACGCGCCTGAGCTTCGATAACGGAATCAGCGACCTTCTCACCGAGCAACAGCACGGCGATACGGACGGCCTTGTTTGCAGCAACACGGACACTGGCGACTGTCGGAGGATTGGCTTCAGGAATGCCGAAACCAACATCATCACGACTGTCATCCTTCCACTCCGTCCGCATATCAGGCAACTCGTGGTTTACCTGCTGCTCGAATGTGTGGTACTCATCCCACGCCGGGTCTGTCCTACCGGGTTGATTGACATTGCCGGGATACGGGATACTGCCATCGGCAGCCATACGCTTCGTAAGTCTGACTCTCTTGTTCATTGGGTTACTTCCTCCCCCTGATGGTGTTGATTCTTGCGTCAATGGCATCTGAGATTCTGTCAATCTTGAACGCCAATGAACGACGACCGTTTTTCTCCAAATATTCGGCGACTTTATCAAGTCTGTCCGAAGCCTGCATCAAGCGGGCAACATATTCCTTCGCCGAAGCGACTGGCTTGCGACCGACTTCACGTCCGACCTCAAGCATCGAAT